AGAATTGGAACTTGGTTGCGTCGGAGGTGGCTCGGGCCGACCATTGGCACGAGCGGGGGGGCTGAACCCGAAGCCCCGATCCGAGGACGCCGTCCATGACGTCTCGGATGGGGGTGGGTACCTGGACTGCGGCGACTCGCCAAAGACCGCCTTCCAGGTATGCCGTGAAGTCTAGCGAATCCGCCAGACGAAGGAGGACGCCCCGTACGGGCTCCGACTCGTCCAACCACCCTGAGAGGGCCTCCCGGGACGGGGGGGCTCCTAGGGCGTCGTAGGCCGCCACAAGCCATTGGGTGCGTCCCCCCAGCAGGTGGGGGGTCTCCCACACATCGAGGGAGCACCGGGCCCGGTGGATGCCCTTCCGGGGGGACACGGGGACGGGGGGTACGGGGAGGGCCCGGGACCGGACATTGGTCCAGATCCGAATGGCCCTAGGCCGGGGCACATCAGGCCTCACCAACTGGAGATGGGCCACCCCGCTGGCGTTGTGGACCCAAGAGTTACGCATAAACAGAAGCCCCCTGGGCACCGGTCAGGTAACCCAGGGGGCGATCGTGGGGGGACGACAGGAGGCCATGGTAGTGACTGCTTCCCACGGGGCAAGTCATGGCCAAAGTATCAGCTGAGGCTCAGGGGGGAGACCAGGAACTCCTTGAAATACTTGGTTCCCGGCTTGGCCTTGGACTCATCGTACCGGGCGCGGAGCTTCACGGGCACCACGTTACCGTTAGCCAGACGCTCGCTGACGATCTGCATGGCAGTCTGCAGATTGTCCGGTCGGCGACCCATCAGGGTAGCGAGGTGGCCCTTGAGGCGCTCCATCTCGATGCGGACGCGGGTCTTGCCGCCCTCGTCCGTCAGCTGCGACGGATCGTTGGGCAGGGTGAACCGGGCACCCGCAAAGCTGCGAGGCTCGGGGCTGCCCGGATCCTCGACCATCTGGTACTGAAACGTGACGTCAACGGCAGGGAACACCTGTCCGTCCTTCTGCTTGAACTCACCCTCCTCAAGGGTGATGCCCGTCACGAGCACCGCGTGATCGCCAGCATCGGGACGCCAGCCAGCGGCTGACCCCTCGGTGTTGGCCTCCACGGCTGCGAAGGCTGCGTTGTAGTTGGCAAACATCGTCGACTTGATACCAGTCATGAGTGACCTTTCGTAAAAGGAGTTGAGTAGAACACGGAACGAAACAAACGAAATCGGGAGGCGGGGGTGGGACACCGTCGAGGGCCCACCCCCAGCCCTTCCGGGGGATCGTGAGGGTCAGGGGGCCAAGGGAGAGTGGGTACTCCCATCGCCCGTCGCCGGGCATGTTAGCTGAAACGTCTGTGACACGTAGAAGCTTGTTAGCACCATTGGCTTATCCCCTGACAATTCACAGTTACGGGGTGTTGGCGGTCTTGTAGGCCTCTTCGAACAGAGACCACGGATCTGCTGCACCTGTGACGTCGATGTCGGGCATGGGCTTGAGAGTGCGGGTGCGGATGAGCCGAATGTATCGGGGATCGCGGAACGAGATGGTACGCACGATGGAGGGCTTCATGCTGCTGACCTTCTGCACCACCGTCTTGCCCCCCACGTTCATGGTGCGTTCCTCCGTGACGGCTGTCTCCTTGGACTCGCTACGCATGGGGGCGATGATCTCGACCACCTTGCTCAGTCGTTCGCGGAGACCGGGGGGAAGGCTCAGGTAGTGCTCCTCCACCTTTGCCCCCTCCCCGATCTCCACCCAGTCGCGGCTCAGGTGAGCCAGCAACCAGACACCGTACCCGTGGGATCGCAACCTGTGGGCCACGTCAATGACGGTGTCGTAGAGCTTCTCCCATGCTGCCGGGCCGTGGGCCTGCTCAAACAACTCGCGGCCTAGTTGCTTGGCCACCCATGGCTTCAGCAGTCGGATCATGGGAATCATCGTGTCGATCACGACCATGGCCGGACGGTCTTCTCCGTTCTTGGCCATGTCGCACAACTGCTTGATCTTGGCCTCGACGTGATCCCACGTGAGGATCAGCGGCTTCCCGTCCACATCCATGGGCCGCCCATCGGGACCGATGCCGGGCCACACGACACACTTGGCGTGGGGGGACACTGTGGAGGAGAGGTCAAGATTGATGACGAAAGCGTCGGGGCAGGACTGGAACAAGTAGGACTTGCCGCTGTTCTGCTCACCAACCACCATTCCAAAGAGGTTGCGAAGAGAGTAAAGCCCGGGTCCACCTTGGAATCCCAGGTTCTTGTAGGCCCGTACTGGGGGCATGTTGGAGGATGTCGTCTGGTGAATGCTCACATGTTTCCTTGCTGGCGAGCGATCTCGCCGAATGCGTCACCGAACCCCACTGGTCTACGGAACTCCATCGGTGACTCGTTGTCAAATCTCACATCATCATCTTCCCCCGCATCCGGGCGGGGGCCGACGGCCCCGCCCGGGGCGGGGATTGTAGCAAGTCCTTCAACTTGTACGGTCTTGCGAAACGAAATACCGAGAGAATCCAACCAGGTGTTGAAGGCACTGAACGAGATGGTGCTGCCTGTCTGCTTCTTGAACGCTGCGTGAAGCAGAGACTTGTTGGTGATCTCGGGGTTCTCACGTACGAGTCCTGAAAGGAACGGTCGCACGAACTCCGACAACACCTGTGGCAAGAGGGAGCCGAATTCTGAACGCTGCAGCTTGGGCTGCGGGTACTGGTCACTGGGCATCTGCGGTTTCCTGTGGTGGCGAGGCGTCTCGATCAACAATCACGAACCCCTCCTGCATCACGATGTCCGGCCACTCGGACACGGGACGCAATACGAACGGGGCGTAGGTATCCATTGTACCGCCGGAGTGCACCTCAGTCGGCCACGGATAGTTCTCGGGCTCACACTGGGCAACCCGCCAGTGGTTGATGGCCCGCAGGCGGGCGCGGTATTGGTCCCCCCACGACTTGTCAAGGAGAGCCGTGCCGGAGGTAAAGGAGAGGTTGATAACCGGTTCGGTGACCCGTTCCCCCACGAGGTGGGCGTACTCCTCTTGGCCCCGGTACCACCGTATACACCGCTCGATATAGTTCTCCAGTCGGGGTTCCCCGATGTAGACCTTTTCATTGCGGGGCTCGCCCTTGCGGGGGCCACTCTTGAAGGGGGTGGTATCAAGGGTGAAGTCCCGGTCCAGCTGGCCAAAGGAGATGGTGGGCTTGCGGATCACCGCGTGAAGCATGCCGCCCACCGTGGTGTCATCGGGCAGGTCCATCATCTTCTGCAGCTGACCCGTGGCCAGAAGGGATTGGACAATGTGCATGTAGTGCTGGGTCTGGGGTTCGATGGGGCACGAAGCAGCCCGGATACGTGGGCTCAAGGAGGTTGTCTTGTAGTCCACGATCCACAGGGACCGCTGCTGCTTGTGGAACAGCAACATGTCGAACTGGGCTACACACTCCACTGGTGCCGATCGGTTGTCCACCTGGATCTCGGTTCGAATGGTGCACTCTTGGCACACGTTGACAAACTGATCGTCAGCCAAGAACTCCTGCAGGGACCGACCTCCGGCAAGAGACCCCTCAATGGGCAGGTCCTTGACACAAAGCGCCCATGCCCAGGCTGTCTGGGCGTCCCTATCTTCCACACTGATGATCTCCCGCATGCGCTGGTCACCGATGGCCAGCGTGGTGCACACCCCACGAAGCTCCTCAAACCGTTTCTCCACTCGGGACTGATACATACCGTATGCACCTGTCTCGGTGCTCATGGGGTTGAGCAGCAACTCCAACGCCGAGTGGAACCACGTACCGTGGGACAGGGCGGTGGAGTAGCGGAGGGCAGGCACGAGGCCCAGCTTGCGAGTGAGGTAGTAGTGGAATGGGGAGCCAAGCATCCTGAAGTCCGACGATCGGACGGGGGGACGACGCTCGACCAAACCGTGCAGTGCGAGCAAATCTCTCGACCCTTGTGGGGCCGACCGGAACTCTGGTGGCATGTTGTTCTCCTTCGGAACGAGTTAGGCCCACGTACGCATTGGATGCGACGGGGGTGGGTCAAGAATCGGAAGTATATCAAGCACCTCCTGCGGCAGTTCACCGGATACCCGCAGGTTCGCATGGAATCGCGGGTCCACGACGGGTTCCTCCACGATGTCTGGATCTTCGCCCGTGGTGATC